TGGAACTTCTTGGGATGTTCAATCGCAAAGATATACTGGAAAAAGAGTTGTGAAGGTTGCTAATCGTGAACTTGATGTTGAAGAAGTCTTTTATGTGCGCCCTGAGGGGTTCTATACTAACCGTAAGGTAAAAAGTATGAATGGACCCAAGAGCATCGTCAACGCAAGTTAGAGCGCATTCTGAGTGAGTGTGAGGAGTATGCTGAGTATTATGAACAGGGGATGTGTGAGGAGCATATTCGTGACTATCTTCCCCAAGCAATCCGACAAAATTTTGTAGTTTCTTTCAATCTGCGTTCTGTTCTTCACTTTATGGATCTTCGTTCTAAACTTGATGCTCAGATTGAAATTCAAGCACTTTGTGACGCGATGGTTCCAGAACTTCAAAAATGGGCACCTAATGTTTGGAAGTATTATGAAGAAAAAAGATTGCATCGTGCCCGTTTGAGTCCTTAATAAATATTTTTATCTTGAATTCGTAACTTTATGCCCGTATATCCTGTAGTCCATAAAACCACTGGCGAACAGAAAGAAGTGGAAATGAGTATCCACGACTGGGACCAGTGGAAATCTGATAACCCTGAATGGATCCGAGATTGGTCTGATCCTTCTACTTGCCCTTCTCCAGGTGAGGTGGGTGAGTGGAAAGATAAACTTATCAATCGCAATCCTGGTTGGAATGAAGTTCTTGAAAAAGCGTCAAAAGCACCTGGTTCCCGAGTAAAGAAAATCTAATGGCAAGAAGAAAAAGGACGAATGACCAACCAATTGGAGTTGGTTTAACAACCCGTCAAATGAAGCGTAAAAAACCACTGAGTTCAGAATATCTTGTAGATATTGAACCACTTACTGATAATCAAAGAAAGTTATTTGATGCCTATAAAGATCAAAAGCACATTGTTGCTTATGGATGTGCTGGCACTGGTAAGACCTTTATCACACTCTATAATGCAATTCAAGATGTTTTGAATGAAAAAAGTCCTTATGAAAAGGTTTATATTGTTCGTTCTTTAGTTGCTACTCGTGAAATCGGATTTCTTCCTGGTTCTCATGATGATAAGGCAGATATTTACCAGATTCCATATAAGAATATGGTAAAGTACATGTTCCAGATGCCTTCTGATGCCGACTTTGAGATGCTCTATGGAAATCTGAAGTCACAAGAAACCATTAAGTTTTGGTCTACTTCATTCTTGCGTGGTACAACTCTTGATAATGCAATTGTGATTGTTGATGAGTTCCAGAATCTTAATTTTCATGAATTGGATTCTATTATCACTCGTGTTGGTGAAAATACCAAGATTATGTTTTGTGGAGATTCTACACAATCTGATTTGCAAAAGACAAATGAAAGAAATGGAATCGTAGATTTTATGTCGGTCTTGCGTAAAATGCCTTCATTTGATATAATTGAGTTTGGTGTAGAAGACATTGTTCGTTCTGGACTTGTTAAGGAGTATATTATTGCAAAAATGGAGGCAGGTTTTTAATTATGAAAATATTTGATGATTATGATTTGGGGAAAAAACTATCATACACATATTCAAGTGCTAGACCTTTTCCAAGCATTGTAATTGATAACTTTCTTGATTCTCAATGTGCTTCACAATGCTTTTCCGAACTAAAAAATCATCAAGATTGGGGATGTGAATCCTCATCAAATCAGTATATGTCTTCGCATCAAATTAATAAATTTTTTACACCATATAATATGGACAGTGTAGATAATTTATATCTGGAGTCACCAACGGTATATTCTGTCTTACAACATTTAAATACTCCTATATTTACAAAGTTTTTGAGTGATTTGACTGGTATCAAAGATCTTCTTCCAGATCCAGACATGTTTGGTGCGGGGTGCCATAGAATTAAAACAGGTGGAAAGTTGTCACTACATGTGGATTACAACATTCATTCTGTAACTGGAAACTTCCGAGTCTTGAATCTTCTTTTATATCTCAATCCACAATGGTTAGATGAGTGGGGTGGACATCTTGAGTTGTGGAATCATGAAGAGAAGAAATTAGAACAAAAGATTGCTCCTCTGATGAATAGAGCAGTTATATTTACTTTATCTGACAATTCCATTCATGGTCATCCACATCCTCTACAAACACCACCAGACATTGATAGATATTCGTTAGCATTGTATTATTTTATTAAAGAACCTAATCAAAATTATTATCCGAGGAACGCAGTAGTTTGGCATGAATTTTAATCACATAAACATTGATCTTCCCCAACTTGAGAGAGAAACGATTGATGGGGTAAGATATTATAAAGTTCCTGATAATGATGAGTTAATTAAACTTGTTTCTATCACTTCTGTAACTAGTCATAAAAATCGTCAGGTATTCGTTAAATGGCGAAAAAAGGTTGGCGAAGAAGAGGCAGATAAGATTACTCGACAAGCAACAAGTCGTGGTACGGATATGCATACGCTTGTTGAAAATTACTTATATAATAGAGACTTACCAGAAGTTCAACCACTTTCTGATTTCTTATTTAAGATCTCTAAGTCAACTCTCAATCGTATAAATAATATTCATGCCCTTGAGGGGTCGCTATATAGTAAGCAACTAGGCATTGCTGGTACTGTTGACTGTATAGCGCAATTTGATGGTGAGTTAGCAATCATAGACTTCAAGACTTCTAAAAAACCAAAACCACGCGAGTGGATCGAACACTACTTTGTTCAATGTATGGCATATGGATGTATGCTTTACGAACTGACAGGTATCCCTGTTAAAAAACTTGTAATCATTATGGCTTGCGAAAATGGAGAATGCGTCGTCTATGAAGAAAGAGACAAATCAAAATACATCAAACTCCTCACCGAATACATTAGAGAGTTTGTTAGAGATAAACTGGAATCATATGGAACCAAATAAGGAATTAGAACAAGTTATAGAAAATAAGTTTCTTACACCTTCCAAGTTTGCTCTTGAGATTGAACACATTGTGGCAAGTGAAAATATGAATTATATTGATGCTATTTGCCACTATTGTGAAATTAATAGTCTTGAGGTAGACTCAGTAACGAAACTTATTTCTAAACCACTTAAAGAACGATTAAAGTGGGACGCAATTCGTCTTAACTTTATGAAGAAAACATCGCGTGCTAAATTGCCTTTGTGATTGTGAGTCCATTTGAAACCTATCAACATTATTTGTCTTTAAAAAATCACTTTACTAATCCCAAATACGACTTCTTTAAATATGGTGCGAAGACCCGTGCCAGTATAACTTCGTTTAACAAACGAAAGGACAAGTACTGGTTCGAGAAGACAAGTCGCAAATATAATGATAAAGAAGTCGTAGATTTTTTAGTATCAAACTTCGTATCAGCAGACAACCCACAAAACTTATGGATTGGTCAAATTATAAATTCTGGCGAAAGAACCTACCAAGAGTGGATGCGAAGACAACAGAGTTTGACTTACTTATTCAAAGAGCAAAGCAACGAATTATTCTCGGAGATCAAATTAGAGGATGCTTTGAATTGTTCCAAAGGACATCCAACAATCCTCAAAAAGTTTCTAAGCGGGCAGTTGTCGCTAGAAACCTTAACAATCTACGAAAAAATATTCCATTTCTCAAAAGATTTTGATAAGAAACTTCTAGATCCTGTGTGGGAAACCGTAAGTTTAAAAATTTCTAAGTATTCTCCTTTTCTAAATACTGACATATTCCAGTATAAAAAGATTTTACGGGACATCATCAATGAGTAACTTTTTTGATTCTGATATTATTCAAGAAGAACTGAGAGAAATCAATCAGTTACAAGAAAGTATTTACGGAAGTATTCTTACTTTTGGTATGATGACCCGTGAAGACAAACTGGAACATATTGAAAGACTTGAAATATTACTTGAAAAGCAAAGAGTAATGTATACTAGGTTGTCTCTTTCTGACGATCCAAAAGCAATTGAAATGAAAGATAATCTACGCAAATCAGTCGCACTAATGGGATTCTCACCAGAGACTGATATGCAAGTCTTATTTAATAGTATGACTAAGACGATCCAGTCCCTCAAGCAATATATTGACAGTTGAGGGAACCTCTGTTATACTATCCAAGTAATCCAAAGAATCCAATTTATCCGAGGTATCCAAATGGGTTTTTCCGATCTCAAAAAACAGTCTAAACTTGGTTCTCTCACCGCAAAACTGGTGAAAGAAGTTGAAAAAATGAATACTAGTGGGTCAGGATCTTCTGACGACCGTGTATGGAAACTTGATTGTGATAAGAGTGGCAATGGTTATGCCGTAATCCGTTTCCTTCCTGCTCCTGACGGTGAAGACTTGCCCTTTGTCAAGGTTTATAGTCACGCATTCCAAGGTCCTGGTGGTTGGTTGATTGACCAGTGCCTAACTACAATGAATCAAAAGTGTCCTGTGTGTGAGCATAACTCCACTCTGTGGAATAATGGCACTGATGCTGGTAAAGAAGTTGCCCGTAAGCAGAAACGCAAACTAACTTATGTTTCTAACATCTATGTGGTGAAGGATCCTGCCAATCCTGAAAACGAAGGTAAAGTCTTCCTCTTCAAGTATGGTAAAAAAATCTTTGACAAACTCACCGAGGCAATGCAACCCGAGTTTGAAGATGAGACTCCAATTGATCCGTTTGACTTTTGGCAGGGTGCAAACTTTAAACTGAAGGCAAAGAATGTTGCTGGTTATCGCAACTATGACTCTAGTGAATTTGCTTCTCAAAGTGCTCTTCTGGACGATGATGATGCTCTGGAAGCAATCTGGAAGAAGCAGTATTCTCTTGCCGAGTTTGTTTCTCCCGACCAATTCAAGACTTATGAAGAACTGAAAGCACGACTTCACTCTGTACTTGGTTCTAAGGCACCTGTGAGTCTTGATGAGGAAGTTGATGATGAAGACAATGTTCGTGGTTCAGTTCGTGAACTAGATGAAGATCTTCGTAGCGAACTGAATAATCTTCAACCCACCCGTCGTGCTTCGGCACCCGTGGAGGATGATGAGGACGATGATGCGCTCAACTATTTCGCAAAACTTGCCGCAGATGACTGATTCTGTGTTATAATATTGGGGAGGCAAAGGTCTCCCCTTTTTTTATGAAATCTGATTATCATATTGACCGAATCACAAAGAAGCAGGCAGAAGACCTTCTACTGACTTACCATTATCTCAAAGATTTTTCAAAGGGATATAAATCGGGATATAATTATG